ATATCAAATGAAGATGATTTATCTGTTTTAACAGAAACAAATTTAGGTCATTATGGTATGTTTGAAGGTAAAAAAGTGCCTTTAGATTTTCCTATGGAAGATGAATCAATAGATGAGGCTAAAAAATCTAAAAAATTAAATAAACCAACACGCGACTCATCAGGAGGTAAAGCATATAAGGTTTACGTTAAGGATCCTAAAACCGGAAATATCAAAACAGTACGTTTTGGTTCAGGTGGTTTAAGAGCTAAAATTAACGATAAAAAAGCAAGAAACGCTTTTGCCGCAAGACATAAATGTTCAACTAAAAAGGATAAAACAAAGGCAGGATATTGGTCTTGTCGATTACCACGATATGCTAAATTGTTAGGTCTCAAATCTAACTTTGGTGGATTTTGGTAAAATAATAATATTTATAAATAAATCATGGCAGTAACAGGAAAATCAATACCAAACGCAATATACGCTGATAGTTTCCAATGGTGGATAACTTCTGCCCCTCCATATTATTGTAGGAACGCTGGACCCTCAGGTACAGATGATTTAAGTACTGGGGGGTATTGGATAGGTACTAGTTTTACATCTACAGGCCAAGTAGGAACACCTGCGGTATATACAAATGGGGTAAAATTTACAGCAACAACCGATTCAGAAGCTAACCCAGGTAATGATGTCCAGGTATACTCATCTGTTGGTGCAGCTTACCCAATGTCAATACTAAATGATCAAGTGAAGGATAACCCATATCTACAATCTTCTTATCAAATTGGTTCGCAGAAAGAACCTCTCTTTTTTGGCCCTTACCCACTAAATAAAACCGCAAATTCAGTTAATGTCGCCGACGGTGATATTATATTGATTACTACTGGGAGTGATGTTATTGGGGGGGCTATTATTTCTACACCCGCCTACGGTTCATCAGATAACAGACAATGGAATTTAATTTTCTATTCTACGGGATCTGCAGACATTTTTAAACTATCTGAGTATGTAGGAGCTCCTTCTACAACTGGTAGAACCACTGGTGCGACACTTGTTAATTATTCTCCATCAACCCGATCTACCTGGTATACTAATACAGGGGTAGGAGGTTTTGTAGCAATTCGAAGTGCTGCATCCGCAACCGAAATAACATGGTGGCCTTTAACTTATGATGATGATGTAGTAACAAATATAATTTCTAGAAACGACTCATAATGCAACCATATACAGACCTTGAAATCACAAATAAACATATTATTCGTGAATTTAGTGAAAATATAGACCCAATTGAACTTATGTGGCATCGTGATAATGAAGATAGGACAGTTGAAATTTTAGAAGATACAGATTGGCAGATTCAATTAGATAATTGCTTGCCTACCTCAATAAAAGATCGTATATTTATACCTAAACACGAATGGCATAGAGTTATTAAAGGAACAGGCACATTAAAATTAAAGATAAATAAATAAAAAACTTATAGAGTGGATTCATAGCCCATTCGAATTTAAAAAAACAAACATGAGATCTGTGGCCTCCTATTTGGAGTCCACATTTTTTGTTCGTATATTGGCACATATAAAATAATTAAAAGTAGAAAAATGGAAAATCAAAAAGTTATCATTAATCGAAGACTTAATTTAGATGGGACTTGGCAAGAATACACAATATCTCCACCTAATGCTTATGGTAAAATTTCAAATGAAAATGCAGATAAAACATTCTCATCATTAAATGAAATAATTAAATTTTTTAACTTAAAAGATGTAAGAGAATTAGGAACAAAGTATACTTATGATAATAAAGGAAATAAGTATGGGATTGAAAAATATGAATCCTATTTAACTATTTAAAACAAAAATATAAATGGCAGAAAAATTAGTAATTGTAGGTGCAGGTGTAGCAGGTGTTAATGCTGCAACTAAACTTGTGGATAGTGGTTATCCTGGGAAAGATATAACAATCATTGATATGGGTAAAGATCCATATAATAGAAAATACTCCGAAGTAATGGAAGGTTTTCTAGGAGCTGGTGGTTGGAGTGATGGTAAATTAACTTATCACACATCTATTGGAGGTCAATTATCTAAATATTGTGGTGAAGAAAAAGCAATGTCATTATTTGATGAGGTAATTGCAAATTTCAAACGTTTCCACCCTAAACCAGAGGAAGTACAATGTTCAGATCCTCAATCAGAACCAGATTTTATTAAACCATATTTTGGATTAAGATTATTTCCAGTATGGCATGTTGGTACTGATTACTTACATGAGATTGGTAAGAATTGGTATGACTATTTAGTTAATAATGGTGTTGAATTTATATGGAATACTAAGGTAACATCAATAGATTTTGACTTTAATGAGTTAAAATATGAAGGTCCACCTATTAGTGAAGTAGTAAAATCACTCAATTACGATCGCTTAATGTTCGCTGTTGGTAAATCAGGTATTGACTTTGGTAAACAATTAGCAGATGACTATGAATTACCTACTGAACCAAAACCAGTACAAGTTGGTGTGCGATTTGAAGCACCACAAGAACACTTCCAAAAACTAATTGATATTAGTTACGATTTTAAACTATATAGAAAATTTGATGAAGGAGTATCACTACGTTCTTTCTGTACAAACAACAATGCAGCATATGTTGCCGTTGAAGAAACGTATGGAAATCACAGCTACAATGGACATGCTAAAAAAGATGAAGCATTCCGGAATAATATGACAAATTTTGGTATACTAATGGAAATACCAGGCATTGAAGAACCATTTGCTTGGTCTAGAGAATTAGTATCTAAAGTAAACAAAGAAGGTACTGGTTTATATTATAGTCCAACTCGTACACCATCTACAACATCTGAGGGTGAAGATGTAAGCGCTGTATCTATTACAGAAGAACAAATGAGTGAAGTTAGGAGTGTCTTCCACGGATATTATTCGTATATTGATGACTTCATTGATGATATGAAGAAAGTATTTCCTACATTAGGTGACGATTGGGGTGTTTATATTCCTGAAGTTAAATATTTGTCGCCTGAACCATTAGTTAATTATGAAAATTTATCATTAAATGATTTTCCAAATGTTCACTTTGTAGGTGATGCATTAAGTGCAAGAGGTATTACAGTATCAGGAGCACAAGGAATTTATGTTACAGATTATATATTAAAACAAAATCAGGATTATCCCGATTTTCACGAACACTTTTAAATTATTATAAGATTAAACAAAACAAGTTATGGCTAAAGAAAAAGTATATGAGTATAAAACTATTAATTATAAAGGTGCTCATCACCATTTAGTAAGATTTTCAGGAGAAGAACATTGGAAACATCACAGATGGGAAGGCCCAGCAATAGAACCCCATCGTAAAGACAGTGAATTTGTAAAATCATACTTTTTAAATGGTAGTGAATATAATTCTGAAGAATATGCAGAATTGATGAAAGAAAGAGAAGGTTTACCTTGGTATAAAACCGCTATGGGTAGAGCAGGGGAAAATAGAAATTAAAATGAGAGAACATACACTACAAGCACAACCCTATGAAGGTGAACGCCATGAAAAAGCATGGGGTCATGAATTGTGGATTATTAATAATGAACTATATTGTGGTAAGTTATTAGTATTTAAAAAAGATAAAGAATTTTCAATGCATTTTCATCTATTGAAGGATGAAGCATGGTATATTTCTAAAGGAGAATTTCAATACACATATATTGATACTGAAACATCAGAGCATAAACAAATAATAGTACGAGAAGGAGACTGTATACACTTAATACCAGGACAACCTCATCAAATGTTGGCTATTGAAGAGGGAAGTTGTATATTCGAGGTGTCAACACAGCATTTTGATAGTGATAGTTATAGAATACTACCAGGATCATCACAAAAAGACAATTATACAAATTTACCATTTTAATTATGAAAATAGGATTATGCGGAACAATGAGTGTAGGTAAAACTACACTAGTAAATGCACTTAAGGAGCTAGATTATTTTAAAGGTTATAATTTTAGAACAGAACGTTCTAAAGAACTTATGGCTCAAGGTATACCATTAAATACTGACTCAACATTAAAGGGGCAATGTGTATTTTTAGCTGAGAGAGCAGGTGAATTAATGCAGGATAATATTATTACAGATCGTACTGTAATTGATGTTATGGCCTTTGCTAATTGTTCAGATTCAATGAATATATTTGACAAAGATGATTTTGAAACATTAGCTTCTCATTTAGTTAGAGAATATGATTATATATTTTACGTATCACCTGTTGGTGTAGAAATTGAAGATAATGGCGTTCGTGAAACTAATGCTACATATAGACAAACAATTGATAATATGATTGTTAAACTATCAACTAAGTATAATCATAGAATTAAAAAGTTATATACATTAGAAGGTAGTACAGAAGATAGAATACACCAAATGGTGAACTATATTGGTTTTTGACATATTTATAACAAAACTCCACCCCAAATGAAAAGAAAAGAATTTAAAGAATACCTTAAAAACGAAATAGTTGAAATTTTATCTGAAGTATCTAAAGAGGATGTTGATGCCCAAAAAGAATATAACACTGAGTTAGAAAAAACACTAACATTATCTAAAGAAGCGGGTTTAACTGAAGATGAAGATAACGAACCAACATCTTCAGATTTAAAGAAAAAAGATTCTGTAGCTACTACTGCTAAAAAATTACAAAAAATTGTTGCTAAAATGAAGGGTTTAGCTAAAGAATTTAAAGAAGCAAAAGGTGATTTAAAAGATCAAATTAAAGATAAATTAAAAGATCTTACAGCTGAAAAGAAAAAACTTGAAAAAAATCTTTAAAAATATCCAATCACTACTTATTGTAGTGTTAGTTGTAATTATCCTTTTTATGAGGGGTTGTTCAAATAATAGAGATCAAACTCCTCTAACTGAACCTATTATTACAGCTGAAGTTAAAGTCAAATGGGATACGTTAAAAATTGATAGTTTAGTGTATGTCCCACGGTGGAGAACTAAAATCGAAACCGTACATGATACAATACCGGCTGATATAGATACACTAGATATTTTAAAAGACTACTATGCAAAGTATTTTTATACAGACACATTAGATTTAGATTCATTAGGAAATATTGTTATAAGTGATACGATATCCCAAAATTCAATAGTATTTAGAGAAATACAACCTAATGTATTAATCCCAACTACTACGATAACAAATACAGTTTATATTAACAATAGAGAATTTTATGGTGGGTTTGGAATAAAAGGAAAATCTGATCAATTAAACTATTTAGGAGGAGAATTACTACTTAAAACAAAAAATAAACAAGTTTATAGTATAGGGATAGGTGTTAACCAGGAATTCCAACCTGTTTTAGGGTTTGGAATGTATTGGAAAATAGGAAAATAATGGCTGAGGATTTAAAACAAATTATAAGACAAGAATATCTTAAGTGTGCTCAGGACCCAGTTCACTTTATGAAAAAGTACTGTTTTATCCAACACCCTCAAAGAGGAAGAATCCAATTTAATCTCTACCCATTCCAAGAAAAAGTATTAAAATTATTTCAAGAAAATCCATACTCCGTAGTACTTAAATCTAGACAGTTAGGTATTTCTACTCTAGGTGCTGGTTATTCTTTATGGTTAATGTTATTCCATCAAGACAAAAACGTACTCTGTATTGCAACAAAGCAAGAAACAGCGAAAAACATGGTTACGAAAGTAAAATTCATGTATGAAAATTTACCTTCTTGGCTTAAAGTAGATGCCCCTGAAAATAACAAATTAACATTAAGGCTGGCAAATGGGTCACAGATTAAAGCAACATCGGCAACAAGTGATGCAGGTAGATCAGAAGCCGTTTCTCTTCTATTAATAGATGAGGCTGCCTTTATTGATAATATTGGTGAGATTTGGGCTTCAGCTCAACAAACACTAGCAACTGGTGGTGGGTGTATAGCATTATCTACTCCTTATGGTACTGGTAATTGGTTTCACCAAACATGGGTTAGAGCTGAAAACAGTGAAAATCAATTTTTACCTATAAAGCTTCCATGGTTTGTCCATCCTGAAAGAGATCAAGAATGGAGAGATACTCAAGATAAATTATTAGGTGATCCTAGAATGGCAGCACAAGAGTGTGATTGTGATTTTAGTACATCTGGAGATATAGTATTCTACCCAGAATATATAAGTTTCTACGAACAAACCTACATTAAAGATCCACTTGAAAAAAGAGGAGCAGATAAAAATTTATGGGTTTGGGAACCTGCAGATTACTCTAGAACATATATGGTGATAGCTGATGTAGCTAGAGGTGATGGAAAAGATTACTCAGCATTTCATGTTATAGATGTTGATAATAATGTTCAAGTAGCAGAATATAAAGGTCAAATAGGTACTAAAGAATATGGCCATTTATTAGTAGGTATAGCTACCGAATATAATAACGCTTTACTTGTAATTGAAAACGCAAACATAGGATGGGCAACTATTCAAGTAGCTATTGATAGAAATTATACTAATCTTTACTATTCACCTAAGAGTGGAGACATAACATCAGATTCGTATTTTGACGCCTATAGTGATAAAAGTAGAATGACCCCAGGATTTACAATGTCTTCAAGAACAAGACCAATGGCAATTGGTAAATTTCAAGAATACATTAGTGATAAAGGGGTTACAATACAATCAAAAAGATTGGTAGAAGAAATGAAAGTGTTTGTTTGGAAAAATGGAAGAGCAGAAGCTCAAGTTGGCTACAATGATGACTTGGTTATGTCATTCTCTATCGCTATGTTCATGCGTGATACGGCTTTTAAATTTAGACAACAAGGAATAGATTTAACAAAAGCATCATTAAATGCAATGAATAAAACAACAACTGCTTACTCAGGGGTCTATTCTAGAAATAGTGCAGATAACCCCTTTAAGATAGATAACCCGTATGGTGGGAAGGAAGACATTAGTTGGCTTCTTAAGTAATATTTATAACAATAATAAAATATAAAAATGGCTGATAAAAGTGTATTTACAAGGTTAAAAAGATTATTCTCTACGGATGTTATCATTCGTAATGTGGGGGGTAATCAACTAAAAATAATTGATACTAATTCAATACAGCAAGCAGGTGAACTTGAAACAAATTCACTAACTGATAGGTTCTCTAGATTATATACTACAAGCCAATATCCATATAATAATATAGCGTTCAATTATCAGACAATGAGAGTTGAGCTTTATGGTGATTATGAAGCAATGGATACTGATGCAATTATAGCATCAGCTCTTGACATTATAGCTGATGAAAGTACTTTAAAAGATGAAATGGGTGATGTGCTACGTATTAAAAGTAGTGATGAAGATATTCAAAAGGTATTATATAACTTATTTTATGATGTATTAAATATAGAATTTAATTTATGGATGTGGGTTCGCCAAATGTGTAAATATGGTGATTTTTTCCTAAAATTAGAAATAGCAGAAAAGTATGGTGTTTATAATGTAATACCATATACAGCCTACAATATATCAAGACTTGAAGGTACTAATCCTGATAACCCAAGTGAAATTATATTCCAATATGATCCTAACGGTCAAGGTGCTGGTGGTACTTATGGGGGCTATGGTAGTGTTGTTGGTGTAGATAGAGATAGTGGTAATTATATATATTTTGATAATTATGAAATGGCTCATTTCCGCTTATTAGCAGATGCCAATTATTTACCTTATGGTAGATCATATATTGAACCAGCTCGTAAATTATATAAACAATATGCGTTAATGGAAGATGCTATGTTAGTACATAGAATCGTACGTGCTCCTGAAAAACGTATTTACTATATTAATGTTGGAGGTATTCCACCTAATGAAGTAGATGCATTTATGGAAAAAACAGTTTCAAAAATGAAACGTGCCCCTTATATTGATGAACAAACGGGTGATTATAATTTAAAGTATAATATGCAGAATATGATGGAGGATTTCTTCATCCCTGTAAGAGGTAATGATTCAGCTACTAAGATAGATACTACTAAAGGCTTAGATTATGATGGCATTTCAGATGTTGAATATTTAAGAGATAAATTATTTGCAGCACTTAAAGTACCTAAAGCATTTTTAGGATATGATGAAACTACAGAAGGTAAAGCTACACTAGCCGCTGAGGATATCCGTTTTGGTCGCACAATTGACCGTATTCAACGTATTATAGTATCTGAATTATATAAGATAGCAACTGTACATTTATATACTCAAGGATACACTGGAGAACAGTTATCAAATTTTGAATTAAGCTTAACTACCCCATCCATCATATACGACCAAGAACGTATAGCATTGATGAAAGAAAAAGTAGATTTAGCTGCCCAAATGATGGAAACTAAACTACTACCAACAGATTGGATTTATGATAATATCTTTAGGTTTAGTGAAAACGAATATGATGAGTATAGAGATCTTATTAGCGAAGATGCTAAACGTAAATTTAGATTAAACCAAATAGAAGCCGAAGGTAATGACCCAGTTGAAACTGGTAAATCATATGGTACACCTCATGATTTAGCTTCACTATATGGTAAAGGTAGAATGGATTCAGATCCAACAAATGTTCCAGATGGTTATGATCAAGGTACAATTGATCCTAAATTAGGACGTCCTAAAGAAAAGGTATCTGATCGTAATACACAAGATAGTGCTTTTGGTAAAGATAGATTAGGTGCTAAGGGGATGAAACGGGATGTAAACGAACCTAAATCTTCTTATAAGGGTAAATCACCCCTAGCACTAGAAACTTTATTAAGTAAAGTACCTATTAACAGTAAAAAATTAGTATTTGAAAATGATAATAAAGGAGAGTCGTTACTTGATGAATCCAATATCAAGGAACAATAATCTTTATATATTTATAACAAAACCTACTGAGGGATGAAAATTAAACATTCAAAATATAAAAATACAGGTATTCTTTTTGAATTGCTAGTTAGACAAATTACATCTGATACTCTATCAGGTAAAAACTCCCCGGCAACTGGGATTATGAAAAAATATTTCATAAAATCTGAACTATCTAAAGAATATAAACTTTATGAAATCCTCCTTCAAAAGGTAGGATTAACTGAGGGAAAAGCTGATATTATTGTTAATACAGTTTTAGAGTCTTCTAAAAAGTTAAATAAATCTTATTTAAAAAGAGAAAAATATAACTTAATTAATGAAATAAAAAAGCATTATAATTTGGATGAGTTTTTTAAAACAAAACTTCCACATTATAAAGTTCAGGCTTCATTGTATTTGTTAATGGAAATTTACAACAATAGTAAGTTAACAAACCCAACAACAATTATAGACCATAAAGTTACTCTTTTAGAACATCTTACTTCTCAATCTGTAGACAAAAAACAGGTTGAAGATAACCTTATAGAAGAATTTAAGGGTTATGATAAAGATCTTCGTATATTAACATATCGTATAATATTAGAGAAATTTAATGGTAAATATGATAAATTAAATTCTAACCAAAAAACCGTACTTAAAGAATTTATCGAGTCTGTTGACTCAAACCCAGCATTGAAAGAATTTTATAATTCTAAAATTAAAGAGATTAAATCAATGCTTACTGAACTTAATAAAAATGTAAAAGACAAAACAGTTCAGATTAAAGTTAAAGAAACTATAAGTATAATTGTTGAAGCTAGTAAAAATACTAAAATCAATGATGATCATTTAGTCAATCTGTTACAATATTATTCACTAGTAGAAGAATTAAAAAAGTCTAATGGTAGCAAGTAACATAACAGAGCAAATAAAACCAAAAGACATAGATCCCAAGTTAATTAAACGACTTGAGGATAAGTATGGTCCTGTGGATATGGTAAATGATTTTTTTACTAATGATTTAAAAACCTACTATAAAACCGATGGTATAAATAAAGAAACAAAGTCAATTAACCATAAAGTTATTAAATTAGCTTCTTTTGGAGATTCATTACAAAAAATGTATAGTGCCCTAAAAGCATTAAAACAATTATTAGCTACGGATGATGCTCGTAATGATGAAGTAATTCAAAAAATATTAGTTGATTTTAGAGAAGTATTTAACAGATATAGAACACACCTCAGAACAAGTTATCCAGATCAATATCGACAGATAAAAAATCAATTAAAAGAAATTGAAATCGATGAGATTTCAACTTCAGGTGGCGCTGGTGCATACCAAACCCCCTTTGCATTTAGATTAAAAGGTCAAAAGGTAAATGATAAGGCATATAAAGAATTAGGATATGAAGAGGTAGAAGAAGGAATTGGAGCTCATTTAGGCCCGGGACCAACGGCTTCTGAAGATGGGGTTAAAGATAATGCATACGTAAAACAATTTAAATATAAATTAGTACCTAAAGATAAACAGGGTAACTATGTACAAAAAGGCTCGGGTCTTGAAGTAAAAAATTTATTTAAAGAAGAAGCAGGACAAACACCAAAACAGTTTCACCAAGAACGTATGTCAGGTTTTGACCGTGTTGGGGATTTGTTAGGTCAAATTAACCCATTATTAAACGATGCTAAACGGGAAACCGAAGAGTTTTATAAAGAAACCCCAGAATCATATGATGTAGTATATGGTACAGATTTAGTTGTTGATTACTTAAACGACATATTAGACATTTTAAAAGATAAAGAAGAATGAAAACATTACAAACACAATATAACCTTATTAAAGAGGGGAAAGGACATAAAGATGTCTTTTTAAAAGAAGTAAAATCAATGTTTCCTAGTGAAATTAGGCACGTTGCTAACTTCGAAGAAGCATCTACTGCTTTAAAAAGCAAAGGCGTAATTTCAGAACATTATGTAGATTTGAAACCTATCAATAAAATGGAACCAACTCCAAAACAAGGCTTTGAAACCTCATTTGCATCCTTTATAGCTGAAGAAGCAAAAGCAGTTGAAAAAAAAGTATCTAAAGAGGTAGAAGAAGATGCATCTCATGCTTATGATACTGAAGATAAAGATGTTCAGGATAATTTAATTTTTGATCAATTCCAGAATGGTGTATATTTTGAAGCTAAACAAGCACCTGAAAAAGATTTGGAAGATATTAAAGATATTGTAAGAAAAAATTTAGCTAAAGACCCAATCTATTATACTAAAAATGGTATGTTTGGGGTTGAAGCAGGGTATACTGAAGATGCAGTAGCATTAGTACCTAAAGAAATAAAACAAAACGCAAACAGCGGGTATGGTGAACCTACAAAAAAAGATTTTCCTAAGGGAGAAGTAGGAACCGGATATTTAGAATTAAAAGAAAATAAAATGATTTCATTACTAGATCTTATAAACGAAAACGAAGAAGACAAAGCTCCTAAAAAAGCTAAAAAAGCTAAAAAGCCAACATTAGATTCAAAACTAGCAGAAATAGAAAAAGCAGGTAAAATTGTTACTATGGAAGCCCAAATGGATAGTGTTGATGAAGCTATTGAAGCTAAAAATGAAAGATTATCTATGGTATCAGAAGATGAAAATTTATCTGAATTAGTAGATAAGAAGAAAATGAAAGAAATGCAAAAAGAAATCAAGCTTTTAGAAAAGAAAAGAGCAACGATGGAAAAAATGTATGAGAAGATGTGTGGGAAGTCATATACTAAAAAAGAAATGGTAGATGAAATGGATAGTGCTACTTTTGACCGTCAAAACGGTACAAGTATGGATGCTGATCCTAAAACAGTAGGCCAATCAATTCCAAACTCAAACTTTTAATAATATGCTGCTAATAGAAACTCAGCTCTTCAAACCCCAGGGTTTCGTACTTTCAGAAGGTAAAGTTTCTGGGCGTGGTCTTCCTATAGTTGAAGGTATTTTAGCAACAGCTGAAATAAAAAATGGTAACGGACGTTACTATTCTAGAGATTTATGGGACAGAGAAATTACTAAATATCAAGAATTAGTTAAAGAACATAGAGCAATGGGTGAATTAGACCACCCAGAATCTTCCGTTATTAACTTACAAAATGTTTCTCATAATATATCTGATATGTGGTGGGATGGAGACCATGTAATGGGTAAAATAGAAATACTACCAACCCCATGTGGAAATATTCTAAAAGCATTAGTTGAAAGTGGTATTACCGTTGGTGTTTCATCACGAGGTATGGGTTCATTAGAAGATAGAGATGGAATATTAGAAGTTCAAGATGATTTTGAATTATTATGTTGGGATTTTGTTTCAACACCATCTAACCCAGATTCATATATGCATTTAATTAAAGAAGGTTTAGATTTTTCATCACAAAATAAATACACTAAAGTAAATTCTATTATATCAGAAATACTTTGCTCTAACGGGCAGTGTCCTATAGTATAACCCCAACCCCCTCTTAGGATAGTATCCTAAGACCTAAAGTACCCACTTAGCATCCCGTAAGATCTGCTAGTGGGTCTTTTTCTTCCTCCTCCCTCGATCTTTATCTCCCCCCATATATGTATTATTATACGTGAACAATATACCATTCTATATGGTATTCACTTAAATTAATCTAAATTACGATTCCTAATAATCGTACTCCACAAACAAAAAATTTTGAGGTAATGAAAAACAGAGAAATGCTAAAAGAAGCAATCGCTGACGCTAAAGCTGTAAAAGAAATGGCAATAGCAAATGCAAAAGCTGCTCTGGAAGAAGCATTCAACCCACAACTAAGATCAATGTTAGCTGATAAGCTAATGGAGATGGAAGATATGGATGAAGGTGCTGAAACCGAAGTAGAAGAGGGTTACGGAAAAGAAGAAGTTGAAGAACTTTCAAATCCTGTAATGCGTCGAGGTCTTAAAGGCGACGACGAACCAGAACGTGAAACTGAATACATGCGTAGCATGGGAGAAGGTGACAAAGAAGGTATGGATGAAGAAATGGACTTAGATGAAATCTTAGCCGAAATCGAAAAAGAGTTAGATGAAAATGCTCGTACAGATGCTGAAGAAGAAGGCTACAAGGACGGCATGAAGGACGAAAAAGAGGACTTGAAAGAGGACGAACGTACTGATGCTGAAGAAGAAGGCTACGAAGACGGCATGGAAGATGAGAAAGAGGACGAAGAAGACAAAGACGAAGATGAAGAAATTGATCTTGAAGATATGTCAGAAGACGACCTTAAATCTTTTATCGAAGACGTAATCGCTGATATGGTTAGCGCTGGTGAATTAGAAGCTGGTGAAGAAGTAGAAGATGATAACGAAGAAGTAGATGTTGATGTAGAAATTGAAGATGATGAAGAAGTAATGGCAGAAGATGCACGTACTGACGCTGAAGAAGAAGGCTACAAAGACGGAATGAAGGATGAGAAAGAAGACATGGAAATGAAAGAAATGAAGGATCAAGTTGAATCTTTGAAAAAAGAATTAAACGAAATCAATTTATTGAATTCTAAACTTCTTTATGTTAACAAACTCTTCCGTTCTAAAAACTTAACTGAAAGCCAAAAATCAAAAGTACTTAGTGCATTTGACAAAGCTCAAACAGTTAAAGAAGCAAAACTAGTATTTGAAACAATTTCTGAGAATTTAGCAACTGCTAAAAAATCAGTAGTTAAAGAAAATCTAGGGAGAGCTTCAAAACCAGCTGGAGTAGCTAGAAAGCAACCTATTATGGAAGTTGATTCCCAGGTTTCTAGATGGCAAAAATTAGCTGGAATTAAATAATTAATTTTAAATTTTAAACAAAAAAAAAAACAATGTCACAATTAAACACATTATTAGAATCGTCTGCTGGTTCTTGGAAGAACATGCAGTCAGACGCCGCAAGGCTTGCTGGTAAGTGGAATAGAACAGGTTTGTTAGAAGGTCTTGATACTGAGATCAACAAAAACAACATGAGTCTTATTCTTGAAAACCAAGCAAAACAATTAGTAACTGAAGCTTCACTTTCGGGTGGAGGGGTAGCTGGTGGTACTTTTACCGCTGGAACTGGAGAACAATGGGCTGGAGTAGCTCTTCCAATGGTACGTAAAGTATTTGGACAAATCGCTGCTCAAGAGTTTGTATCAGTTCAACCTATGAACTTACCTTCTGGTCTAGTTTTCTTCCTTGATTTCCAATATGGAACTGAAAAAACACCTTTCACTGCTGGTGGAGATGTTTATGGTTCAGGTTCAATGTATGGTCTAACTGAAGGAGATGCTCCATCAGAAGGTCTTTATGGTGCTGGTAGATTCGGATATTCTATCAATAACACCTCTTCTGTAGGCGTAACAATTTCTACCTCAGGTTCAACAACTTGGGCAGATTTTAACTACGATTCAGCATTTAGTGCTTCTGCAATTGACGGAACTTACAAGAAACTTGCTATTGCTAAAACTCAAATGCCAAACGGTGATTTCTTGGGTTCAAGAGCATTTATCATTTCTGGTTCAGGTATTAACAACGAAGGTGTTCTTCAAACATTTACTACTACAAATGCAACAGAAGTAATTGTACTTAGTGCTAATGGTAACCTTAATGCTGGTGATACTATCACTTATCAATTACAACCTCTTGATAACGAGCGTGGTGATTTTGAAGATAGAAACGACGTATTAAACGGTAACAACTCTCCGATTTCTATTCCTGAAATCAACGTTAAGTTGAAATCTGAAGCAATCGTTGCTAAAACTAGAAAATTGAAAGCTGTTTGGACTCCTGAGTTTGCTCAAGATTTAAATGCTTACCAATCTCTAGATGCTGAAGCTGAATTGACTTCAATTATGAGTGAATATATCGCAATGGAAATCGATTTAGAAATCCTTGATATGTTGATCCAATCTGTACCAGCTAGTAACAGCGAAGTATGGTCGGCTAAAAACAACGAATCAATTTCAGGTGCTACAACTTCTGATTTAGGTTTCTACAACTCACAAGGTCAGTGGTTCCAAACATTAGGAACTAAAATGCAGAAAGTATCTAACAAAATTCACCAATTAACTCTTAGAGGTGGTGCTAATTTCTTAGTATGTTCTCCAACAGTTGCTACTGTATTAGAATCAATCCCAGGATTCGCTTCTAACTCAGATGGTGATGCTGCTAAAGCAAAATATGCGTTTGGTGTACAAAAAGTAGGTGCTATTAATAGCCGTTACGATGTATACAAAAACCCATACATGACTGAGAATACAATCCTTATGGGTTATAGAGGTTCTCAATTCTTGGAAACTGGTGCTGTATTTGCTCCATACATTCCATTAATTATGACTCCTCTAGTGTACGATCCAGATACATTTACTCCACGTAAAGGTCTCTTAACTCGTTACGCTAAGAAAATGATCAGACCAGAATTTTATGGTAAGATTGATGTTGCTGGTTTAAACAGCCTATAATCAATTAAACTAAAAATTTAGTTTAGAAATTAAGCCTCGCGAAAGCGAGGCTTTTTTTTTGCTATTATATCATTACCCTTATCCCTTTTCATATTTATCATTAAACATTACAATGTAGTTATATATGGGGAGATATAATATATTATTATTAATTATAAACGGGTTAGAGTCATGTATTAACGTTTATATGCCACGTTTCTATACCTCTGACATACTCCCACATTACCTTTATACACCCATTAATTCTACATTGAACTTTTTATTTATTAATAAAACTAAAAAAAACAATGGCATCAAAGTTACACACAGACGAAGTATTTAAAGAAAAAAGAGTATTGAAAAACCCAATTAAATTTAAACTCCAATTAAACGAAGAACAAAAATTAGCAAAAGAGCAAATATTAAATAATACATTAACAATATTAGCAGGTTCAGCAGGTTCCGGTAAAACATTATTAGCATGTCAAGTTGCATTAGATGGTTTATTTAGACGACAATATGAAAAAGTTATTATAACACGTCCTACAGTATCTAAAGAAGATATTGGTTTCCTACCAGGAGATTTACGTGAAAAAATGGACCCATGGGTTCAACCTATTTACCAAAATATGTTCCTTTTATATGATAAAGTAAAAGTTGAAAAATTCATCGAGGATGGTAAAATTGAAATTGTACCTGTGTCTTTTATGAGGGGTAGAACATTTGTTGATAGTATGATTATTGTAGATGAAGCACAAAATGTAACACACGAACAAATGCAAATGATTACTACACGTATTGGTTTACGTAGTAAAATGGTAATTTGTGGTGATGATCATCAAGTCGATTTAAAATCAAAACGCGATTCTGGATTTAGATTTTTATATGCTGCTGCTCGTAAGGTAAAAAATATGATTGGCATTACATTAAAACAAAACCATAGAGATTCAATTGTTGAAGAATTAATTGAAATATATGATGATGCTGCTGAACGAGGCCTTATATTAGGGTCTTCAGGTAGCAGCGGTAAATCCAAAAAATAGCAATTAAAACAACCTTTTCAATATTTATAACCAAAAAGACATGGCATCTACACTAACACCAAGTACATTTCAAGTAAAAATAAAGGAAGAACACGTTATTAAAAACGTAAGAACTATCAATGAAACTTTTTATCGAATAGGTAATGTAACTAACGTGGATAGAAGAATAGTAACTTGCCCTGAAACAACCTCAATTAATCTTGTAGATTTTAATGGGCTAAATCCAGGAGCTGGTACTTTTCCTTCAAGTAGTGTTAGATATGCTAGAATTACTAACTTAGATAACTCCCAATCATTAGCAGTTACATTTGAAAACTCTGATGGGGTTTATTGGACTCAAGATTTAACCCCAACTTCCTCACTTATGTGGGCTAGTTCAGCAGTTACAGGTAGCCAATTTGATGGTGGTTTTTCAGGCTCAGCTTTAACATCTGTTGATGTTTTTGCTATTAGTGCTAGTATAGATGTAGAATATGTTCTTGTAAACGCTTAATAAAAAACCATGAATATACCAATTTGGCCCGGATCTAGTTCATTTGCCCCAGGAGAAACTCCTTTTGGATTTTACGATAATGATTTAGAATTTGATAAAGATGCAGATAAAGTAGCAAAATTTTGTGCTCAACGTTTAGGATATCCTATTGTAGATGTTGAATTACAAAATATCCAATTTTATACAGCTTTTGAAGAAGCAGTTACTGTATATGGTAATGAAATTTATGCCTATAAAGTAAGAGAAAATTATTTATCATTAGAAGGAGCAGAAGATACTGTGGACATTAATGAATCTTTAATTACCCCAACACTGGCTCGTATAATAGCTATATCTGAACAATATGGTGTAGAAGCCGGTTCAGGTGGTAATGTAGATTGGTATGATGGTATGGTTGATTTAATAGATGGCCAACAAGAATATGATTTAAATGCTTGGGCAGATCAAAATATTCCTAATTATAAAAAAGGTGATCTTCAAATTATGAGGGTATTTTTTGAATCAACCCCAGCAATTGTAAGATATTATGATCCCTTTGCAGGTGGGGGAGCAGCAGGTGGAGATATAGAATCAGGATTAGATTCATTTGGTTTTGGTGCTTATTCAGCAGCAGGCCTTGATTTTGTATTAATGCCGGTTAACTATACAATAGCAACAGTTCAAGCTATTGAGTTTAATGATACAGTTAGAAGATCTAATTTTTCATTTGAAGTACATAATAACAAACTTAGATTATTCCCAATCCCACGTGGGGTAGGTGCTGGTACATATAAATCAAAATTAAAAATTCAATATCTTTTAAAATCTGAAGAAGCATCAGCTGCATTTTCTGATGGTAGGGGTAAAATAAAAGTCATTAGTGATGTTCCTTATGTAAATCCAATATACTCAAATATTAATTCTGTAGGTAGAAGTTGGATATTTGAATATACTTTAGCCTTATGTAAAGAAATGTTAGGTTATGTTAGAGGAAAATATAGCACGGTACCAATCCCAGGTGCAGACGTAACATTAAATCAAAGCGATTTGATCACAGCTGCAACTTCAGAAAAAGAAAGATTAATTGATAGATTAAGAGCTTATCTTGATGAAACTTCAAGAGAAAAATTATTAGAAAGAAGGACTCAAGAATCTGATTTTTTAGAAAAAGAATTAGGTAGAGTACCCTTTACAATTTATATAGGGTAATATGGCATTATTTGGAGCTGCAAGAGATATAAGTTTATTGAGAACAATAAACCGTGAATTAATGGGAAATGTTATTTCCCAACAGGCAGCTTTCTATAAATTTGAATTAGAAGAAACTAAGGTAAACATTTATGGTGAAGCTTCGGGTGCTAAATTCTATATGGGTCCAGTTTTGTTAAATTGTTTAATCGAAAGAACAGACCAAACAAACCCAGACACAGATTATGGGGTAGATTTTGAATGGAATATTCAATTTAGATTTTTAAGAGATGATTTATTAGGAAAGGCAAAAGATTTTAATGTTGATACCGCACTATATGGAGCTGATTTGGTACCCCAAGCAGGAGATATTATATTATATAACAAATCATACTTTGAAGTAGATGATACAAATGCTAATAAATACTTTGTAGGTAAAAATCCCGACTACCCTAATAATCCTAACCCATTTGAAGAAGGTTTAGATCAATTTGGGTGGGATCAGCAAATCATCTGTAATACTCACTATGTTCCATCTGATAAAGTAGGAATAACATTACAAAGACTATAATGGCCCAAAATCAAAAAAAACCAACCCCACAGTCCCAAAAGGAAATATCAAATAGCTTAGTAAAGCCCTATGATAAACAAGTAGGTAATCCTAATTTATCTACTGTACCTAATAGAGGAGAACAACTTTCTTGGAGAGGTGATAGTACGAAACCATTCACAGTTGGTATAAAAGATATTGATGAAGCCATCCTATACTACTTCCAAAATGTAATAAAACCTTCCGTAGATCAAAATGGTGAACGCATTGAAGTTCCAATTATATATGGTTCACCGGAAAGGTGGAAGTCGTTTCAAAAAGACGGTAAATACCGCGATAAGAACGGTAAAATAATGTTCCCTATGATCATGTTTAAACGTGACAGCATTCAAAAAGTAAGAAGCATAGGAAATAAAATAGATGCTAATAACCCTAATAATTTTGGAATATTCCAAAAAGGATATTCAGGCCAAAACGCATATGATAATTTTACGGTGTTAAATAATAGAATTCCTACAAAAGAATTTGTTGCTGTAGTTTATCCTGATTATGTAAATGTTACATATAGCTGTGCTATATCAACCTACTATGTAGATCAAATGAATAAAATAATAGAAGCTATTAACTATGCTTCAGATTCATATTGGGGTGATCCTGAACGTTTTAAGTTTAGAGCAATGATTGATGATTTTACTAATGTTGTAGAAACTCAAAAAGGGGCAGAAAGATCAGTAAAAACTACTTTTAACATAAAATTAAATGGATATATAATCCCAGATGTAGTACAAAAATCCATGAATGCCTTTAATAAATTTAATGAAAAAACAAAAATCGTATTTTCAATGGAAGTTGTTGCTGGGGAAGAATTTTTTGAAGGTACTAATGATGGTAGCAGAATAGTAACTAAAAACGCTTCTAATGAAGAAGCTAGAAAAAGAACTACAACTATATCTTAGTTTTCATATTTATATCCAAACATAACAATTTATAAATGGCCAATATAAGATTTTTAGACCAAGTACCGATAGCTAGTTTCCAAGGTCAGGGGAGTAATAGTGGTGAATCAGGTCAATCAGGATCTTCAGGTTCTGCTGGTAGCTCAGGTTCTACAGGTAGTTCTGGAGGATCAGGTTTAAGTGGATCTTCAGGATCTTCAGGATCTTCAGGCTCTTCGGGAACAGCGGGAACTGTAGGAACTTCAGGTTCTTCAGGTTCTTCAGGTTCTTCAGGTTCTTCAGGGAATTCGGGAACTGCAGGAATTTCAGGTACAGCAGGTACATCAGGTCTATCACAATCATCAGGTACTGCGGGTACAGCTGGTACCTCTGGAGGAATTTCAGGCTCTTCTGGAAATTCAGGTACTTCAGGAACATCAGGTTCAAATGGTAGTGTAGGAGATTCAGGAATATCTGGAACGTCAGGTTCAACGGGTTCAGCAGGGAATAGTGGGGCTGATGGTGTAGAAGGTTCGTCAGGAATTAGCGGCACTTCAGGCTCTTCAGGTTCCTCAGGTTCAAATGGTATAGTAGGAGATGCTGGGGCAAGCGCTTTAAGTAAAACTTCAGGAACTTCGGGTTCAACAGGATCTTCAGGTGAAGACGGTTTAGCTGGTACTTCAGGTTTATCAAATACTTCAGGTACAACAGGTTCAGCAGGTTCTTCAGGTGGGGGAGATGCAAGTTCAGCAGGAACAAGTGGATTATCTCAAACTTCAGGGGGCTCAGGAACCGCAGGTTCTTCAGGAACTTCAGGTTCAAATGGTATAACCGGAGATGCAGGAGCAAGTGCTTTAAGTGCTACTTCAGGTACTTCGGGTACAACAGGATCTTCAGGTTCAGCTGGAGACGCAGGTCAAAGTAATTTAAGCGAAACCTCGGGAACTTCAGGTTCATCAGGTTCAAATGGTATAGCCGGAGATGCAGGGGCAAGCGCTTTAAGTGCTACTTCAGGCACAAGTGGTTCAACAGGAACAACGGGTTCATCCGGAGATGCAGGTGCAAGTGCATTAAGCGAAACTTCAGGAACATCAGGTTCCTCAGGTTCAAACGGTATAGTTGGAGATGCAGGTGCAAGTGCTTTAAGCAATACATCAGGCTCTTCAGGTTCCTCAGGTTCAAATGGTATAGTGGGGGATGCAGGTGCTAGTGCTTTAAGCAATACTTCAGGTACAACAGGATCAACTGGTACCTCCGGTGAAAACGGAAATGCAGGTACATCAGGTTTATCAAATACTTCAGGTACAACAGGTTCAGCAGGTTCTTCAGGTGGAGGAGATGCAAGTTCTTCAGGTACAAGCGGATTATCTCAAACTTCAGGAGGCTCAGGAACAGCAGGTTCTTCAGGAACTTCAGGTTCAGTAGGTATAGCCGGAGATGCAGGGGCAAGCGCTTTAAGTGCTACTTCAGCTACAAGCGGTTCATCAGGTTCATCTGGAACTACGGGTT